CAATGACGTGGTATTCCTCGCCGACGATCCGGACGAACCAGATGGCCGTGGAGTCGCCCACACCGATGTCCCAGAAGGTGTGCACCGGTAGGTGGATGTTGTCTGGAAGCTTGCCGATGCGTTGGGCGGCGTAGAGCTTGGTGAACTGCTTGGCGTAGTAGGCGCCCTCGATCGTCTGCTGGAATGCCTCGGCAGGAATCGACGGGTACTCGCGCTTCATGTCGTCGCCGAGGGTCTTTTCCTTGGCGGTGTACCAGGCGCGCTGGCCTGGGTTGGTGACGATGCCGTGCTTGGCGGCCAGGTCGTCGAAATACTTTGTCAGCCGGTCCGGGATCGTGACGTCGGTAGGGTCCAGCGAGTACAGCGGATTCCGCCACCAGCTGAAGAAGAAGAACTTCCAGTCCAGCAGGCCCAGAGGCACGCCGGCCAGCTGCTGCTTCTCGGCAGACTGGCTGTAGTCAAAGAAGTATCCGGCCCGGCCTTCAGCCGTGGATTCGATGGTGACGAAGCACTCAGCGGCCACGGCCTCGAACGCACCAGTGACGATCTCGCGCGCCTTGTGCGGGAACTTGGCGCAGATCTTCCCGAACTCGGAGACGTGCAGGTAGCGCAGCGTGCCACCCCGGAAGGAGGTGGACACGTACAGCGACCCGCCCTTGCTGAACACCAGTTCGCCCGCGGCATCGTTGCGCGCCGGGTTGGCCGCTTTGATCTCCTTGGGCAGGTGATCGTAGGCGTACTTCACCTTTTCCCGGAACAGGCGCTTGGCGTCATTCAGCGTGTGGGCAATCAGGGCGCACTTGGCCGCCTCAAACAGCGCGGCATCCAACTGGACGATACAGACCAGAGTGGTGAAGCCCAGCTGCCGGGCCTTGAGGATGATGTTGCGGGTGTGCATCCCCTGGAAGTAATCGATCTGCTCCTGCGTCATGCGGAAGCGGACCTTCTTGCCCTGCTTGTCCGTGATGAAATACAGGTTGTTCAGCCGCCAGAACCGGTCCCGGAGCAGTTTCATGTGCTCGGGCTTCATGGTCAGGCATCCTTCGATAGTTCGTCCATCATGGCGGCGAGCTCGTCAACCGTCTTGTTTCCTTCCTCGCTGTCCAGGCCATATGCCTGCCGCTCGCCCTTGATGACCTTGAGCTGAGCATCGACGCCAGCATTGAGCGCCCGGGAGAAGTCGCCCAGGTTCTCTTCGTTGACGTCCATCTCGGCCAGAGCAACCGAGAGCTTGTCTGCGATCGACCGCCAGTTGGCGAGGCCGGTGCGGTGAGCGAGCACTACGGAAGCAGCCTGGCTGGATGCTTCGTCGATGATATCGGCGTCGGTAACCGGTGGTGACTGGTTACTGGTGCTGGTTACCGATGTGGTTACCTTCTGCTTTGTCGCTATCCTGACTTGCTCGGTCAGGTCGCGAACCCACCCTTCCTTCTTCGCTCGCTTGAGGATGGTGGCGTGGTTGACGCCTTGAGATTCCCCAATAGCGCGAACCGAAAGCGACCCGGCCCGGTAGGCGCGTTCGATCGCCTCCCAGTCGGGTTGCTTTGCTGTCATGGTGATTCCTACGAAGTGAGCTCAAGCCACTCTTCAATGATTCGCCGGATGACCGGCTCGGTGAGGATCTCGGATGACTTGGCGCCCTTGGCGACATCCTCCAGCAGAGACACGGGCAGGACATGCGCAGCATCAGCGGCATGCACGACTACATGGGGTCGCATGTCTTCCAGCTCTACGACATCACCCATGTGATTCTCCCGCGCCACGAAACGGCGCACCTAGATTTTGTGGCGCGGATCACTCTGCCGGTTTGCACCGCTCGCAGTCCAAGTGCCGGCAGATCCAGCGTTTGACCCGTGGCCAGTAGGTGAGCATGAACATGTGCCGCATGCCCGCTAGGGCCAGGGACACCATCAGCGTCGCCCAGGCCGTGTTGGCGGTGAAGAACATGCGCTCGGACCTGGCCAAGATGGCGTAGCCGCTGATGGCGATGACGGCGTACAGCACCTTGCCGATCACCCCGTCACGCACCTTACCGCTCAGCACGCACCAGGTCGCCCATATGGCGATGAGGCCGGCCGCGATGGCGTTGATGTATTCGTATGTCATGAGCTAGGCCCTCCGAACTTGGACCTGATGACAGACCATAGATCGGCGGCTTTGATCGCTCGGTTGATGGCGGCAATAAGTGAACCGCCAAAGGTGCCGAGAAGAAAGCCCACGCCCGCGACGCTGCGGGGCTCGGTGATGCCGAAGTAATTGCTGACCATGCCGGTGAGGTAGTGGGCGCAGGCCATGCCGGTGAACAGGAACAGCAGCCAGGCCTTTCGGTCGGTCAGGTCGTCCTTGTGCCACCGGGTCGCGACCAAGGCCCCCAATAGGCCCGCAATCATCCAGTCGAACTTCTCGAGCAGGCGGTGGAAGAACTCCATGCTCGACCTCTCGCTGTGCATGAACAAAAACCCGGCGCGATGGCCGGGACTCTTGAGGGCCTCAAAGGGCAATAAAAAACCCGGCTTTTTGGGCCGGGCTTAGGATGTTTTCGCAAAAGGCGAAATTATGACGATGGCGAAATAGTGCCAAAACTCTCCTCAAACTGTCAAGCGGCTATTTCCTGCGCCTCGTCATTGCGCTCACGGAGCCTTTCCACCACCCGAGCAACTGGCTTGAGAGCCTGCTTGTCGAGCTTGTCGACTTGGGAGCAGAGCGCATCCCATACCTCTTGCCAGTCCCTGGCCCAGTTCTGCGGGTTCATCTTCTCGCCTGTGCGATCCTCGACGAACATGCACACCGCACCCGGCCCCATCGCCTCGCCGCCGTGGACGAGGATTTTGTGCGATTGGAGCGCAGCCATGGCCATCCAGTAGGCGCGCTGCTTCTTTCGGTCTGTGAGCACTTCCAGGCCGCTCCCAAGCCATAGCAGGCCATGGGAGATGCTCAGGTCGTTACCGCTGGCCACGGGCGAGTACAGGAAGTGCCCAAGGTGGCGCAGCGACTTCGGCAAGGAGTCGATCGCCTGGATCACCAGGCCGGCGGTCAGCATGTGGGCGCAGCGGTCGTTGGTGAGGCGTCGGCCCGGGCGGGTTTCCTGCACCCCTTCCTTGCGAACCTCGTACACCTTGCAGACCTCCTTCCCGTCGTGGTTCTCCAGCATGACCATGATCTTCACATCGGCGGAGCCCCCCTTCTTGCCCAGGGCTGCCTGCTCTGCGGCCACGGCCAGGGCGGATGCGCGGTTCTCGTGCAGTGCGTCGTGCCAAACTTGGCGAGCGCTGATTACTTTCATGGTCGTTCTCCCTGGATGCGATTGGTCTTCTTCAGCAGAAATTCTTCGTAGCAGCGCTTGCGGCGCACTGCCCCAGCCCAGGACAGCGACACACCACCCACCACCATGAGGGCGGCCAAAATCAGAAATCCCCATGCTGGTGTCATGCAGCCTCCTTGAGCGCTTCGATACGGACGCGCACGGCGCCGCCTTTAGTGGTCTCCCGGCGCACGATGCGTAGGTCGTCGATCTGTTCGTCGTCACCCCAGACCCCGGCATGAGACAAGGCATCCAGCAGGCCCTTGGCGACGTTGTCGAGGTCACGCTTGCGCCTGTCAGGCGGGAAGCACTCAATCGTCACAGAGAGCCTGCAGGAGAGCTTCTCGATGGCATGCGGTATCGACCAGCACACGTCGGCGCGGTACTTACGGCCCTTCTCGCTGATTAGATGGCGGCCGGCTAGCTTGCCAGTGGTCGGGTGGCGCCAGTAGGTATTCACGCTTGGCGGGTATGGCAGGTGCAGAGTGATCATGCAGCCCCCTTCACGGTCAGAATGCCAGCCCGAATCAGGGCCTCATGAGTCTCAGCGATCGCCCGGGGCATGTCTGACCAGTCCACCTCGCCTTTGCCGCGACCGTCGAGCACGTCATGGCAGGCGCTGCAGGCGTAGACCGCCACGGTGTCGAAGCCCTTCATGCCCATGCCCTTCTGCCCGCACGGGAGGTGGGCCAGCACGGTGGTCTCCGGGTTGAAGTTGCAGGCGCCAGGGATGCGCACGGTGCAGTCCTGGCCACGAGCACTCTCGCGCACCTTCTTGGATACGACGCGCATCAGTACCGCCCTCCCCACCGATCCGGCTCAGTCCAGCGCACGCCATGCTCGGCGCCGAAGGCATGCATCACTTCGAACAGGTCGCTGAACCACTTCTGCGACTGCTTACGGGTCGAGACGCCCAGGACGACGAAGCCGCCGTCGATGCCCGGCACCGCATCCTGCTTCTGCACCGCCGCGCTGAAGATGTGCTTCCAGTCCTCGTCGGTGAGCTTGCGGCCGTACCACTCCACCTGCTGGGAGACGTCGCGGAGCATTGCCCACATCTTTCGGTTGCAGACGTCCGGGCGCTTCTCGTCCTTGATGACCACCACCTTGGGCTTGGTCAGGTCGATGGCGTGCAAGGCGCCATATACTCGGTGCAGGTCATTACTGCTGCGGATAGCGAACTCAGCCACGATTCCCCTCCTTCGCCCAGCGGCGCATCGATAGGTCGCAGCCCATGGTCAGGCATACGCCATTGGCCATGCCTCGATGAGTGGCGCGGCGAGCGCAGCCACAGCCGCAGCGGCGCCGCGACTTCGAATCGACTGGCTCGTGGTAGCGGATCTGGCCCGACAGACCACCGACCTGACCCCAGCCGTCCATACCGCCGCGCATTGCTGCGGACCGCGCCGCAGGCGACATGCTGTTCAGGTTGGTCATGGCGCCACCTTCAGGCCCTGGGCCTCGATGGCCTCGCGGCATCCTTCGCGGTAGTCAGCGTCAGCTAGGGGGTCGTATTCATGGCCCGTGATTCTCGGCAATTCCACCACAACTGCCTCGCGGGACAACTTCCACCAGTGCCACGCACCATTTACGGCAGACCCACGATAGCGTTCTGGGTCAACCAAGCTCCGAAGCGGCTTGCTTCCAGGCACGCCTTCGTCGTTCCGCATGGCATAGGCCCACGCTTCCTCGAACTGCTCGCGCATCTTGTTGGTGTCCATCAGTGCTTCTCCTCGAGCTTGTTCATCAGCCAGGCGGTGGGGATGGCGGCCAGCAGGATCGACGGGCCTGCCATGATCGCCAGCTTCGCGGGCCACGACAGATCCAGTGACACGGCAAACCTGACCCACAGGGTGAAGGCCGCAGATGCCGCGATGATCACGGTCGGTGCCAGCACGATCATCAGCACGGCTTTGAGGTAGGTAAGCATCACACCCCCTCCCCGGCCGGCTGCCCGGCGCGCTTGATGTTCAACTTGGCCATCAGATGCCCTCCTTGCCGCGGTGAGATTCCCACTCGAACGGCACCACGATCATTCCGCCCTCGCGCAGGCGGTCGACGCAGCGCTCGCCCATGGCCACCGGCAACTGCTCGGGACTCAGGTTGGAGATCACCACCGTGGGCTTCACCTGCTCGTACCGGCCGTTGATGATCGCGAACAGGGTCGTCAGCTCGAAGTCGCTCGGCTGCTCCTTGCTCACGCCCACCTCATCCAGCACCAGCAGCGATGGCTCGACCAGGTTGGCGAGGATGCTGGCCTCGGTCGCATCGCTGGATCGGTCGTAGGTGGCGCGGATGGCCTGCAGAATCGAGCCGACAGTGCGGTACACCGCCGAGTGCGACGTGCTGCGCATCAGGTCGTTGGCCATGCCGGCGCCCAAGTGAGTCTTGCCGGTACCTGGCTTGCCCAGCAGCACCATGCAGCGGCCGTTGTCGGCGATCTGGTCGAAGGTCTTCACGTAGTGGCGGCAGAAGCGCAGCGCCTCGGCCTGGCCCTTGTGCTCGGCCTTGTAATTCGCCAGCGAGCGATCAGCGAAGCGTTTCGGGATGAGCGAGTCGCCCAGCTTGCGGGAGATCGCCAGGCGCACGTTCAGGGCCTGCTCGGCCTCGGCGCGAGCCTCGCGCTCCTTCTTGGCGATGCGAGAGCATTCAGGACATTGGCTGCGCAGCGCCTTGCCCAGCAGCATGGTGACCTTCTGCTCAAAGGCGCCGTGCTTCTCGCACTCGGCAGGCTGGGTCCGGCCGCAGAGGGATGCCTGGTTGATCGGGGTGACTTTTTCAGAGCGCATAGCTACCGTCCTCCCGCTTCTTCAGGCCAGTGGTGTAATCGCGTTCAGCAAAGCCGTGGTGGCGACTGGTCGGCAGGTGGTGGACGTTGTCAGCAGGAAGCTCGACCTCATCCTCCCAGCGCTTCCCGTTGAGCCAGGTCGAGGCGTGAGGGATGAACTGTCCGTCGTCCTTGGTCCAGCTGGGCAGCAGGCGATGGTTGCCCAGGGCCGAGACGATCGTGTCGAACAAGTCCTGCGTCAGCCTGAGCTTCGCCCAGGCCTTCTCGGCTTTGTCCTTCCCGACCTTGCGCGGGTACAGCTTCCAGAACCGCGAAAACAGCTCGACCGAATCCACCGGCGCTGGCGACGGGTTGAGGGAATCAGGAATCAGGAATCCGGAATCAAGAGAGAGGGAATCAGCAGGGAAAGAACTGTGCGAGTCTGGTGCTTGCACGGTGCTTTCCTCATGCTTTCCCTGGCATGCTTCTACGACGGGCATTTCAGGGATGGTGCTCTTGGCTTCCTTGACGTGCGGGTTCTGATGCTTCGACCAGTTGATGACCTGAATCGCTTTCACGTCGCCTATGGTGTAACGCTTGATGAACCCCAAATGATCCAGGTCATCGAGCATGCGATCGATGTCGACATTGTCAGCCGGGAACAAGGCCATTTTCAGGCGGCGCGGACGATCCTCCAGGCGCCCTTCCCGGTCAGCCTCGGTCCACATGCCGATGAACAGCAGGCGAGTGGCGAAGTCCAGCTCTGCCAGGTGCTCGTTCGAGAAGAACCCTGGCTTGATGTTTCGGGATCTAGCCATCATTGGGCCTCCAGCTTAGTGATGATCTCGCGGGCAGTTCGCACTGCAGCGTCGAGAGACTCATGGCTCGGCGGAATTCCGTTTTCGAGAAGCAGCACGAGCTCCTGGGCGGCCTCCATGAGTTCGGTGTAGGCGCAGTAGTCACCAATTCCAGCGGCAGTGACCCGGCCACCAACGACTTGCATGCCCAGGCGAATCGGATCGACAGGATTTGCTACAACGATCGTCACGAGCTTCATGGGCGCCCCTTCCCGACCATCTCGGCCAGCTCAGGGAAGCGATCCACATACCAGTGAGGCTGCGTTTCGCGAGGACATTGGGGGCTGGTCAGGTTCTTGCCGTAGCGCAACCCCTTCTCGGTGATCGCCCAGAAGGTGACCACCTCCTGCTTCGAGTTCTTGCGCTGCATCACCTTGATCACGCCGGCTTGCTGCAGCGCCTTGTTGAACGACGCGGGCGACATGCGGATACCGTTGTCCTTGAGCAGGGCCGTCAGGGCCTTGGTTGGCAAAGAGCTGCCACCGGCTGCGTCTGACGGAGCATCCACGGCATAGCTGGGCAGGAATTTCGGGTCGAGCCCGTTGCTCTCGGCGATCTTGGCGAGCATCTGCACTTGGCAGGACGCAGCGGGCTTCAGCAGGCGCGTGAAGCACTCCATGATGGCGATCTCGCCTATCACCTTGGTGCCATTGGCCATCACGGCCTGGCGCGCCTCGGACTGGCCTTCCAGCTCACGCCAGCGGCGAATTACCTTCATGCGCAGGACGGCGCTGTAGCCGGTTAGGAGACAGTCGGTGTGCTCGCGGTCAAGCAAATACTCGACCTGCTCGCGGTTCTGCCCGTCCAAGTAGATGTGCTCAAAACTGAGTACATCTGCTTTCAGTTCGGCCAGCATGGCCACAATGTCGCGCTTCACGTTGGCGTGACGCTTGCCAGTCAGGCTGGCGATCTCGCGCGACGACATCGTGCGCGCCACGAAATCGTGGTTCGCATTTTGTGGCGCGAGGGCTGCGGTATTGCTTTGGATGGTCTGATGCATATATGATGACCTCACACAAGCGTTACGAATGCAGTACAAGAAGCCGGTCTAGCCACCGGCTTTTTTGCGTCTGCGGTTTGGGTTTTGGTGTTTTCAACGGCAGTTCCTCATGAGTCCCTCAGGGGCTTATTAGCCCTTGCGAAACGACCGAACATTGCTTCGGCCAGGCTCTGTTCTCGTCATCCGGTTGAGAGCCTCATTGATGATTTGTGCCGCCAGTTGCTCAGGGGTTAAGCCCTTCTGTCTGGCGAGATACGCCAGATCCGAATTGCCCTTCCCGTCGAGCTGGATCTCCAGCTCTTTGCTTTCTGGCACAGGGCCTCCTCGGCCACTTCAGGCCACGTCAGTCTTCGCGTTAAGCTCTTGCATCATCTGGTCGAGACCGCGCTCCAGAATTTCCCTGGCGAGCACTGCCTTCTGCGTGCGCTTGAAGCGAGCCATCGCCGACAGCAGATCGTCGGCAGCCTCATCCAAGCGAACCTTGGTGGGCTTGTTGTGCAAGTGGTCGGGGTCGAAGTACGACACGATTGGTTCCTTGTGATTGAAAAGTGGTTAAGCGGCAGACTTGCGCGCCGGGATCGGACGGATCTCGTTCGCCTCAATGTGCCCATCGTCGAAAATGGTGATTCGGATATCCCGCTTGGCGCGAAACATCTGGGATACCGCGCTTTGCTGGATCCCCAGGGCCTTGGCGAGGTCGCTCTGGGTTCCTTGCTCGGCCAGGTAATCCTCAAGGGATACAGTCTTCATCTGGTCTGCCTCATAGGGGTTTGATCAGATATTAGCACTGCTGTTTTACAATATTCAAGGACAAAGAGTAGCAGTGCTGTTTGCTTAAGAAGCAGCTGTGCTACTAAATCACGCGCATGAAGAAACCGATCAGAACTCCTCTTTCTGTCGAGCAGCTTGCTGATGCAAAGCGTCTGCACGAAATCTACAAGCAGCGCGTGAAGGAATCGCGGGATGATCCGTCGAAGCCCGTCCTCACCCAGACCGAGGTTGGAGAGCGCTGCGAGTGGAAGTCACCACAAAGCACCGTGAGCCAGTACATGACCGGCAAGGTTGCGCTAAACCTCGAAGCTCTCGTAAAGCTATCCGAGGCTTTAGACTTCGAGCCTGCCCAGGTCAGTCCGACCTTGGCGGCCGGTATCAGGCGTGCATCTCCC